TTGTGGTATTTCCGCAGTGTTTAACGTGAAGTAAACATGGAATAGGAATTTATTAGTGGGCGCAAGAGCATGCCCATCGGCAACGAATATCTTACTTCCGTGCTTATAGTCACGGAAATAATCATTCCCGAAGAACCCTTCTTTAAATCCACCACTAAAATCATCCCAACTACCTAGTTGTTCCTTTAGTGAAGATTTTAGAAAACTACCAAATCCCATAATGGATTAGTTACGAAACGCTGTCGCCAATGCTTCTACCAACATCTGCGCCAATGCCACTACCGATTGGAGTTTGCACTGCGTTATCGAAACGTAATGTCATTGCAACTGTAACTGGCTCTGAACTACCGTAGTTCAAGTCTCCGTAGTTAATATTTGAAACGTAACAGCCATAAATTTCCCAAGTTTCCAGTACATTTGGCTCGTGTGCACCATTACCACCGTCTAAAATCTCCACACGTGTAGTAAATTTGTAATCAGCACCCGAAGCGGCACTTGCTTGTTCCATGAAATCTAATTGCTTCTGTAATTGCTCACCTGCTAACTTAGAAACCATGCCACTAGCATCATCTCGTAGATTAACATTAATATCGTCCCAAGTATGCTTACCTGCCAAACGTACACGTGAGTTATAAATCTCAATGTCGATTGGGTCAAAACTTACTGATGGTCTAGTAAAGTCAATTACTTGTTTTGTTAGTTCAGTTCTTGGTGTAGATACGCCGAAGTTTTCAAAAACTACACGGAATCTATACTTTAACTTTGGCATTAACAAACCTTGGCTTGAGCCTGATTGGTCTGTTGCTAATGGTGTTGTCATTCTAGTCAATGATGATACTGACATATTTTACTCCTTAATTATACTTAATCTTATTTATCCTATTCAACAAGCATAAAAAACGACCAATATAAAAAATGAGTTTATTAACAAAAAAACTAAATAAACCGATGAATTTGGCGATGTTGCCATTTTCTACAAGTCTGGAATGACTTTAAACTATATTTTAACCACATAGGAGAAATTATATGTTAAAAGATATCGTAGGCTGGATTAAATCTGGCACAGAAGCAGGTGTAGCATTGATTGCGTTCGCAATCGTATTACAGGTTATTTTCGGTGGCACAGTGCCATTCATTGGTGGTGACATTATCGGCACCATCACTGGTATTGTTGCACAACTTGGTGCTCAAGGTCTTGTTGGACTAGTAGCCGCTGCTGTTTTATATAAAATCTTTAATAAGTAATATATAATCAACCAATAAAAAGGCAACTGTTAAAGGTTGCCTTTTTTATGAGTAAAACATGTTGTTTCCTATGTCTAGTTAAGCATTGATACTATACCCATTATTATAATAAAGCACATAAAGCACATCGTTACGATATCTTCACCATTGCCGTTAATTTCTTTTGACCAATCATACTTTTTCATAGTACCTCCTTATTGGCTATTAAACAAATTTCATAATAATTATATCAGTACCTCCTGTGTTATTTAAAAAACTCTTACGAGTGATATTATTTAGTTGATGAGAATTAATTCATTTTATGATAAATATGGGCATTAAACATATTAAGGGTGTGGGTTATAATCATAGCCCTTATCATTTCCATTCTTTTTAGATTCCTTTTTCTTATCTTTAAATACCTTGCTCTTGAACAATGGTGTTCTAACAGAGTGGAGTATTTTATTTTTAATTTCATGTTTCATTTTATTCTCCGTTCATATAAATTATTTTAAACCTAAATGGGTATTTAGGTCAACCCCATCATAAAATAAAAATCACATTGTATATAATTATATGTTTTTAGCATATTTTATATAATGCAACAATCAAAATTAGGTTCACTCACTGAATCATTGCTAAATATCACAAGCGGATTTTTCGTATCTCTAATAATATGGATTTACATCGTTGCTCCATTATGGAACATTGAAATGACCATGCTTGATAATCTTGGTATTACGGGAATATTCACGGTAAGTGCTGTAATACGTTCTTACGTGTGGAGAAGAATCTTTAACCATCACCTTTGTAAAACGGAAAATAAATGATAGATTTATATAATGACGACTGTTTAGTTGTATTAAAAACATTAGATGACGACAGCATCGATTCAATTGTGACTGACCCACCGTATGGACTTAGTTTCATGGGGAAGAAATGGGACTATGACGTTCCAAGTCAAGAAATATTCGAAGAATGTTTACGTGTATTAAAACCAGGTGGTCACTTATTGTCATTCAGTGGAAGTAGAACATATCATAGGATGGCAGTACGTGTTGAAGATGCTGGATTCGAGATAAGAGATATGATTTCTTGGAATTTTGGAAGTGGATTCCCGAAAAGTTTAAACGTTGGTAAAGCAATAACAGCAACAGAAATTTATGGTGGTAGCGACCCGAAATCAATTCGTAAGGCAAGACTAGGAGACGAATATGAACCAACCGGACAAGAAGATTGGCAGAAAGGGTTCTTTGATAAGAAAGCACAAGGGTCAGATAACACTCCTATCGAAACTGAACTAACCGAGAATGGTGGGAAGTGGGAAGGTTGGGGTACTGCTTTAAAACCAGCACATGAACCAATCGTCATGGCACGTAAACCAATTTCAGAAAAAACCGTTGCTGCCAATGTTCTAAAACATGGCACAGGTGGAATCAACATCGATGATAGTCGAGTTGCAGGTACACCAGAACCAACACGATTTAACCCATCTAAGCACTCACATGATGGGTGGAGGATGAATTCCACAGGAGAGGAATGTGCTATAAACGCAGAAAAAACATCAGGCAGATTCCCATCTAACATAATTATGTCACATCACCCTGAGTGCCAATGTATTGGCGTTAAAACGGTAAAAGGTAATAGCAAACCACATGAGTTAAATTCCAATACAGAACAATACGAAGGATGGGGGAATATAACTTTCCGAAAAGGTGAAATGGTTGGGCATGGCGATGAAGATGGAAATGAAACAGTAGATGATTACATTTGTCACGAAGATTGCCCAATCAAGATTATGGATGAACAGAGTGGTGCGTCATCGATTAATGGCGGAGCATCAAGATTCTTCTACTGCGCTAAAACATCAAAGAATGAACGTAATTTAGGATTGGACGACTTTCCGACCAAAGATGGAAGAAACACACATGACAAAGGTTTGTCCAATGTTATTAGGAAATGTCCAACTCATGATGTATCTATTCCATTAGGAAAATCTACTTATGGGTGTGGGTGTGGTTTTAAATTCGATAACAATCTAACTATAAAAACAACAAAGAACAATCACCCAACCGTGAAACCAATTAAATTAATATTGTACCTACAAACGTTAGTAACACCAAAAGGTGGAACCACACTAGACCCGTTCATGGGAAGTGGAACATCGGGGATGTCAGCAAATATCGCTGGATTTAATTTCATTGGTATTGAAATGGATAAAGATTATTTCAAAATTGCAGAAGCAAGAATCAATGCTTCTGACGATATGGTTTTAGATGATGATGATAAGGTGATTATAAAAGAAAACCAACCATCAATAAACACTTGGTTTGAATGATTAACTTACATAAAGGCGATTGCCTAGAAGTCATGGATAGGCTTATTGCTGATGGCGTTAAGGTAGATGCTATTATTACAGACCCTCCTTATGGAACTACAGCGTGTAAATGGGATTCAGTGATAGACTTTGATTTGATGTGGGAAAGACTAAACAAACTCATAAAACCTAATGGTGCAATAGTGTTGTTTGGTAGTGAGCCTTTTAGCAGTGCTTTAAGAATGAGTAATATTAAAAACTATAAATATGATTGGGTGTGGCATAAAAAAACATCTGCAAATGTAGCGTTAGCAAAATACCAACCACTGAAAACACACGAAATAATAAGTGTCTTTGGTAGAACATATATACCGCAAATGACAAAGGGGAAAATGAGAATGAAAGGAGGAAAGGTGCAAGGAGGCAAAGCCAATGGTTCACTTAAACCAGTGTATTATAAGAATGATTTATATTTCCCTAAGTCAGTATTAGATATAAAAACGGAGAGAGGATACCACCCAACACAAAAACCAGTAGCCCTTATGGAATACCTAATAAAAACCTACACAAAAGAAGGCGAACTTGTACTTGATTTTACAATGGGTAGTGGCTCAACATTAGTAGCGTGTAAAAATCTAAACAGAAATGGAATAGGAATTGAACTAGACGATAAGTATTTTGATATAGCAGAGGACAGAATTAATGCACCAGTGATAGGAGATTGGTTTGAATAAGGAGATAACATGGCATTAAACGAAAGCAAAGATATAAACGTACTACGAAAATTTGACATTGACCTATCATGGGGACAACAATGGGAAAAATACATTGATAACATATTCTCAGGTGCTACCAAATCAGAAGTTAAATCAGAACGTGACCAATGGCATCGAACAGGTAATATTGCAATCGAACTTGCATGCCGTGGTAAACCATCGGGGTTAGCAACAACTGAAGCGGATATTTGGGTTCATAACTTAATTAAGAATGATGAGCATATATGTACACTGATGTTCAAGACCGATAAACTAAGAGAAATGATTATAGAAATGGCACCTAAAATTATAAATGGTGGTGATGACAATGCGTCAGTGTTATGTTTAGTTTCCATTAAGGCATTGATGAACCGAGTAATGTTATAAACTTATGGGGATTAGTGAGTTCTTCTCTAACGGGTCTGATGATAATCAAAAATCATTAGATTTCGAATCGTTCAAAAATAGAGAAATAAAAGCGAAACAGATATTCAAGATTAGAGAATCAACAAACCATCAATATCAGATTGGTTCTCCCATTAAAAAAGCACCCCGTAGGGTGCTTTTTATTTAACTTAACTATTTAAGTCTTATGAACCGTTGCTAATCTCACCAGTGTTCTTGATGCGAACAGGGATAAAGATAAACTCAACTGCCTTAACAGGCTCGATAGCAATATCAACATATAACTCACTTCTATCAATTCTACCAGGAGTATTATTACTTGAATCACATACTACCAAGTAGTCATATAAACCACGCTTAGCGATAAGGTCATTCATAATCTTCTCAATAGAACCTTTAAGTTCGTCGCGAGTTAATTTATCATTAGGCTCAAACAAGAACATCTTAGCAAGAGAATCAACTTGACCTCTAATATAAGAAACTAATCGTGCTACGTTAATTCTATCTAACGCTGTTCCAGATTTAGTCGTTTTGTTACCATAGTTAACAAGACCAGTTCCAGGAATGAATGTTAGTGGGTTTACACTATTTTCATACAATGTATCTCTTGAACCTTGGCGAACTGCTGTTTGTGCAAATTCACCTTCATCGTCTAAGTAACCGATAGCACTAAGGTTATCAATGTTACCACGACGTGTACCTGCAGGTGCTAACCAAGGGTAAGATTGGTCATCACTTCTGATGATAGTTCTTAACATTGCATAACTTGGTGGAACAACAATCGCTGTACCAGTTAAATCAGTTGTCTTACCACTTGGATAAAACACACCTAGATAATTATCATTAACATTCAACCCATCATTCGTTGCCATACCCGTGCCACTATTATTAGTTGCCCACTTAATAAGGTCTGTACCTGATTCTTTAAGTCTTAGCGGTGAATCACCAACAATGAACGCTGTATTATTACGTTCGTTATTAAGTGCTACCATGTTAACCATTAACTCAGGGTAACCAGGTGTTGCCATTAAGTTAAACACTCGTTGCTCTTCACGAATATCAGTATTAGTGTCAATAGCCGCTTTCATTGCTTTAACAACAATAGAACGCTGTGCCAATCTACCCATGTTTGCTTCACCATTGTCTTTAAGACCAGAAGCATTAACCCATGCATTCTTTTCCGTCGGTAAAGAACCAGTAAATGATAACGCGTTGAAGTAATTTAATTTAAATTCTTTAACTGTGTAACCACTACGTCTTGTGTTCCAAAGAATCGTTCCCGTTGGGTATAAACTACTCTCAGGTGCATCTAAGTCTAAATAATCACTTGTAAGCATACTCTTGATAGTTGGAATAGCATCACTAATCACATCTGTCGTGCCATTTGTTGCCCATCTAGCATCTGCAAATAGTACACCATTCTCAGTTGATTGGTCTGTTGTATTCAATGAAACCCATTGCGCTATACTATCAACTGTTTGCCATCTGTGAATTAATGGGAAATTTTCTAAATCACTTGTATCAATCCAAATATCACCATGCACCAATGCGGATTCATCACTTTGTTGTGTTGGCACGGATACTGAAACAATTGGACCATTTGGACTAGTTGCTGATAAATCAAAACCGCGAACATCATTAGTTACGTTTTGATAACCTTTCCAACCTGCTCCATCATGAATCATTAAATCGTACTCATCGATTGCACTGAAGTACCATTTAGTACCTTCAGATGGGTCTTGACCAGGAGCAATACTATTAGCACTGAAACCTGTTTTAGTAGCAAGAACTTCCCAATTACTAAGAACTAAATTCGTGTCATTACCTGCACGTACATTATCCAAAGTTGCAGTAATTCCTGCATCTGTCATTGGAGTACCACCTGTATCTTTAACTTCGATTACTCCACCTTGTGTGTGTGTGATTTTAATCGCACCAGTTGTTGTAACTGCCGCTGTTACATTCGCAGGAGCAACTGCTGTTAAATCCGAAACAAATGTTGTTGCAGTGATACCTGTCATCGTTACTGTTACGGGAGTGGTCATGTTATTCGAACCTTTGTCACTAGCGCTAATTGTAAATGCCTCTCCAATAACAAATACAGGAGTTGTTAATGAACCTGTGATTTCAGTTGCGCCCGTTCCACTACGTACCATTACTTTACTTGTTGCCGTGTCATTGTCACTTACATCATAAGTTGCGTAAGTTGCACCTGCTGATATTGTACTGCCACCTGCTGTAGCGTCCAATACTCTATTGGCAGTTGAATCATCTTCATACAATGGTGTTGCTTGTGATGCCCACGACGCTGTTACTATACTGTATCGCTTAACTACTAAACTAGCACCTAAATTAACACTAGTAGTTTTAACCCAAATAGAACCTGTTGGTCTACCTACAGAACTACCACTAAAGTCAGTTGCTCTCCATGATGGGTTCTGTGTATGTGCACTTTGTCTAAGTTGTAATGTAGGATATATTCCATTCAAGCCAGCGCCAGAATTATCCAATGTGATTTTAACTAACCTATCATATGCAACACCTGTACCAACACCAACACCAGTAGCAATAAATGTTTCACCTGCTGAATTGCTGTTTGCACCGATTAACGTAAAATCAGTTGTTCCATTTGTCTTAACTTCATATTCTCTACCAATAACAAAACCTGATGCAGTAACTTCATTTCCTACAACCTTAGCGGCATCAGGACTAGCGTAAATTTCTAATTTACTACTCACTACGTCTGCGGTAATACCTGTAATTGATGCTGTATTAATTGCTGCTTTAATGTCAGATAATGTTGTTCCACCAATCGCGCCTGTAGTTGTTCCATTAATCGTTACTGTTGAACCATTAACGATTGTTAATGTACTTTCAGTAGCACTAGTTACACATGGATGACTGTCATACCAATCTAAATCCGTTGCATCTGCTGTATTGGAATTATCACCAACTAGTACCCAAGCGTTACTACGGTTTTTGTAGTAAGCAGGTGAGTTGGCGTTTACAGCAACCACCGCATAATCACCAATAGCGCCAACACTTGATAACGGTGCTCCACCTGCTACTCCACCAACTAAATCTCCAGTTGATGTAATAACTGTTGGTACTTTATTTGCGAATGCTTCAGTAGTTGAATTCCATTCAAAGATGCCCCATTGTGTTTCTGCTGTATCCAACCAATAAGTTCCATCTGCTGATGCTCCTGCTGGTCGTACAGTCGTAGGTGTTAATTGTGCTAAATCAATATCTGCACGTTGAACATATGCTCTATTACTCGCTCCAAGAACTGAATATGCAGTTTGAAGTCCGTACTCATTCAATTCATAACCATGTATTGGTGTACCACCCGATGTCTTATAAAAGAATGGATTTCCAAATGTATTAACTAATTCACGTTGACTTGAAATTAAATATGTGTTGCCGATTGCTTTCGCTAAAGTTCCGGATGCAGAGCCTGTGCCTGCTCCATTAATCTTATTCTCAGCAGTTGCTATTAAAATGTATGGTACTGTTGCTGTTGATGCCGCAGGATATGCGCTCTCATCTACAATTGTTACCTCTACACCTGGTGATACTAATGCCATGGTTTACTCCCTAATCTATAAATTATTATTAAAACTATTTATTTGATTTAGTGATAATATGGTGTTTAGAAGTACCTTTTTAACCTTTGTTAACACTTTATGTATTATATTACTACTGTAAACTTTTATTTAATGTGTATACAGAGACATATAAATAAATTCATCATTACAAAGGTATCTTCGATATGGCAAGAAAACCAGAAGGACAAAAAGAACGGACAATTTGTAGTTGTGGCGAAAGACCTATTGCAATTAATTACAAAAAAGATGGCATCACTCATTATCGGGCTGTATGTAGTACGTGTTCGAAAAGGAAGACATCCTCAAAAAATAAAAACTTCAAAGGTTACATAAAGAAACAGATATGTGAGAAGTGTGGGTTCAAAGCAACGTACCCAGAACAATTAGATGTATATGTTATTAATAATAACCCACTGATGGTTATGAATCTAAAAACCGTGTGTTTAAATTGTGAAACAGAGTTGCAACATACTAAGAATTGGCCACAAGGGGATTTAATCGCGGATTACTAACCTATCTTTGTAATCTTTAATCTTTTAATCGTGTCTTGTAAGATATCAATCTGATTTACACAATCTTCTAACGCATGGTGACTATTTCTTAATTTTTTCGTTGGATTCATTTTAATTATAGTTCTACAATCAAGTATATCCCAAAATTTCCATGGGTGCGAATACCCATAATCTTTGTACGCATCTTCTAGAATGGGGATATCAAAGCCAACACCCTGTGACCATACCTTACTTGATTTCCTAACTAGTTTAGATAATTCACCTAACGCAATATTCAATGGGATACGATTATCCTCACCAAATGCTTCATCCTGTGCATCTTTATGTTGTTTTGACCACCAATTCAGTGTTTCTTCACTTTCATGACGTGTTGACTGTGATTCTATATCTATTCTAGAATAGAATGTATGCTGTGTGTATATGTTATCCGAGAATGGGTCAAACCCAATGGCACCAATATTTAAAATAATAGCGTTCTGTTCAGTACTAAGTGTTTCTATATCTATCATCAAATGCATTTATACAATTATACAGTGGATTTATATAATATGCTATTTGAAATTACCGAACTATTGTTTTTAGTTTATCTTTTTTTCTTCTTTTTTATTTTTCTCGGTGCTGTTGCTTTATTCATCTTACGAATAAGTTTAGAGATAGGATTTATCTTCTTGGTTTTCTTTGATTTGCGTGCTTGTGCTTTTGATGTTCTAGCACGAGTTATTTTCATTCTAGCACGTTGTGCATAGTCCAATGGCTTACCACAATCCCTAGCGTCAGGAACTGTTCTATTTGTTCTAAACCCAGAAGTACAACGCCATGCTAACTTAGGTCCTTTCTTGGTAGACTTCCACACCATGCGGTGCTCATTTATACCTTCTGTGATTTCGTTTATTTTCATA